TATGAAAAAGCTCTTAAATGGATCTGTTTCGATAGATGCTCTTACCGAACGTGATTTTGCATTAGATGTAAAGCAAAAGGGAGTTGATATGCGAATTGGTATCGATATATCATCGCTGGCTTTTAAGAAACAAGTAGACAGAATTATCTTGATTTCTGGGGATAGTGATTTTGTCCCTGCTTCCAAACAGGCTCGTCGTGAAGGAATTGACTTTATCTTAGATCCAATGAGATCTCCAATAAAAGATGACTTATTTGAACATATTGACGGAATGCGAACAAAAGCTCCAAAAATTTCTGCTGACTAAAATTTGTATTACATAAAAACCGTCCGGTGCGCCAACACCGAACGGCTTCACATAGATTCTATACAGCCCGGAGGCCAGTATAATAAACTCTTGCAAAGAAAATTATACCACACTCCTCCGGCACCTGTACAGGTGTATTTTTTATACTCTTTTTTAATATATTTTTGATGGAGGGTGATGGTTTGGAAACTAAAATTCTTCGTGCTGCAATCTATATCAGAGTGTCTACCGCTGAGCAAGCAATGCACGGCAAATCACTGCAGGCCCAGCGGGAGTGTCTGGTTGACTATGCAAATAACCACGGTATGAAGGTAGCTGGAATCTACGCAGACGAAGGCCAGACGGCCCGTAAGGAGTTAAAGAAACGTAAGGCGATCCATTCACTGCTTGAATCCGTGAAGCGTGATGAGATTGACGTGATCCTGTTTTGGAAAATGGACCGGTGGTTCCGATCAGTGTCTGATTTCTACAAAGTCCAGGATATCCTCGATGCCCATAATACCAAATGGATTGCTGTAGCTGAGCCAAATATGAATATGGATACCAGGGATGGCCGGCTGAACCTTAATATCATGCTATCGATCGGTCAGAATGAGGTGGATACGACCAGCGAACGTATTAAATTCACAGTCAACAATATGATCCAGAACGGGCGCCTGGTCTGGGGTGATGCCAATCTTCCACTCGGTTATAAAATCGATGTGGTAGATGGCCAAAAGCAGGTTGTTAAAGATCCTGCGACTGAGCATATGGTCACTGAATTTTTCGACTACTTCCGCAGCCATGGCGCCAAAAAGAAAACGGTTCTTCATATGCAAGAAACATTCGGTATTGATTTCAGCTATGCTATGCTGCGAACCATGCTCTCCAGTGAATTCTACGTTGGGAAATACCGCGGAAATACAAACTACTGCCCTGCCTACCTCACATCTGATGAGTGGGACGAGATCCAGAAAATATCAAAACGAAACGTCCGATCTAACCGTTCAGGCCGTGTTTATCTCTTCGCTTCGTTGATCCGTTGTCCTGTATGTGGCCAGATGCTCGTCGGTACTGGATGCAACTCCATCATAAGCCGGAAGACCGGAGAAAAACGAACCTACTGCTATTATAGGTGCAATAGGGCACTTATAGACGGCCTTTGCCAGTTTCGTCATCGTGTGAGCCAAAATCTTATTGAGGAATACCTGCTCAACAATCTGGAGGCAGAATACCATAAATTTAAAGTGTGCGAAGTGTCTGTTGCTGAAAAGTCCAAGCAGGCGAAAAATAAGCGCACTAGAAAACAGGTACGATCTGAAATGGACCGTTTGAACTTGATGTTTCAGAAAGATCGTATTGCTTTTGACTATTACGACAGGGAGTATGCGAAGCTTCAAAAGGAATTAGAAACGCTTAATGTGATCGAAGAACTTCCAAGAAAAGATTATACCTATCTGGAAAACATTTTATGCAGTGATTTTCTGACTATGTATAGAAATTTAAGTACTGAAAACCGTCAGGCATTCTGGCACAGAATTCTGGCGCAGATTTACGTGACTGTCGGCGGCCAAATAGATCATGTAGACTTTTTATAATGTCTTGTACTTTTTATATCGCCCCAAATGGGGTCTGATAATAAGTACAATAAAGGGCCGGAAAATTACCGGCCCTGCTCCGCAAGCATTACGTGACTTCCCCTCTGCATCTTTCCATACTCTTCTGCAGTCTTTGAGCCCTCATATACAACGTCTGGCCTTAGGCCTCCGCCTTGCGTTGATGCTATTGTAGCACTTTATCAGTGTCAAAGCAACGCTTGATATCTTTACTGCTTCTTGATGTATTTGCTGCGCACAAATCCATAGATTTTCCCCGCAATCCGGATATAATACCACTTGTTACCTTTCGTATCCTTGATGGTATCGCACACATCCACCAAATTGCCTTTGTCCAGGTTTGGGTAACTCTTGATATTCGGGTATTCCGTCCCGGCGTAGGATCGCACATTCAGCCCATTCACTTTTGACGCGCCGACCCACTTAGGCTCTGTATTAAGTTTCGTACCGCTTGTCTGCTCCTGGCTTGTTGTGTTGGTCGTTGTATTGATCGATGTATCGGCCGACGTAACGCTGGCATAATCTGGCAGACAGTACCCGCGGATATATCTACCGTTAACCGTAATCGTCCGGTACCCAACCGCGTCATTCTTATTGCCCTCGATTACCTTGATATTGTTACTGGAAACTTTTATCACAATGCCAACGTGTTCCGGCTCTCCTGTGCAGTCACCTTTCCCGGAATCATCCCAATCATACATTATGATATCGCCGATAGACGGCACATAGGAATCATCCTCTTTCCACCGGCCAAGATTCTGATAGAGCTTGATCATCTCTCCGCAGCCACATTCTGTAGGCATTATAGATGTAATTCCAAGTTTGACGGCCACTGCGCTGACGAACGTAGCGCACCACGCGTCCGTATACTGCACCGCATATCCTCTGGCCAGTGGCTTGTGCGAATTATAGACATCGATAATCTTTTTATGGCTGCCATCCGATTCCTTGCAGCCGATCCATGCCACAGCAGTATCCACTACTTTCTGTCTGAGCTCTTTTTCTGTCATATTACTCACCTGTCCTTCTTCATTTTCTCCTGTTGCAACATACGTGTCATAGAATGCCTGCCCTCTGGCCGCCCTTCCAGCGCATACTGCCTCTCCTGTATCTGCCGGCTGCTCAAATTTTTTCAGCACGACGTCAGATGCAGTGCGGATGGACGTTGCAGTTTTCAAAGTCTTCAGCACTGAACTGTAGGTGTTCTCCAGCTCAGATAATAAAAACTCCAGCTGCATATCTTCGTCAGCAATGGACACACCCTTTTCTTTCGCAAGAGTGTAAAGGCCAGATTTTCTACTCGGCGATGTCCACTGGGCCAGACCGTATCCATACTGTTTTCCTGACAACGGGTGCAGGAATTCTTCGCAGCTGATATTTCCCGAATCCACTGCTGCGGTATATGTATCATCCGTATATGCCTTTCCATTCTCTTTCAGTCTTCGCAGACACAGATATTCCACTCTATTCGGATAAAATCCGTCTGATTCTGCTTCCAGGTTACCGATCAGGCCGCAGGCGCCGGCTGGCGTCATGCCTGCTGCAATAAACTCCTTATATGCTTTTTTCTCGGCTTCAACATTAATTCCCATATGTACTCCTTTCGTATTGAAAAGGGCGGTCATCTGGCCGCCCTGTTATCGTCACTGATCAGCTTTCTGTGATCCGTTCATCTTTCCATCATCCAGCAGATCCTTGATCCCATCGAACCATACCTGGATTACTCTTTCCAACGCCTCATCGCTCATTATTGTCTGCATCCAGCTCGGCAGAATTAATCTGGCCTGCTGCACTACCCACTTCATTTTCTGCTTGCCTTCTGATGATGCTTTGTATTTTTCCTCAGCCTTTAAGATCAGCTGATACACGTCCGTTCTGATCTTCTCAAGTGTCCGGTTCTTGAGGTATGAAAACGCCATCACCACCAAGCTGATTACGATCAATACAATAATAAATACCAGTACCGGCATCGGTACAATCTTCAATAATTCACTCATGAACTTGTCCTCCTTATAAAAATGTTCCTTGGTCTCTGCACATCTTATAAACTCTTTCTATGTTCTCGATAGCAAATACCGCCCTGTTGTTTCTAAAATCCGGATGATTGTCGCAGTAAGTTTCATACTCTTTGATGTCCTCAAGAATCTGGTCAAAATGTTCTTTCGTGTGCTTTGCGTCATGGCGAACCTCGTCGTCGAATCTGAGGATCCTGTACCGATAGGTTGTTGCCCGGTCTTCCCCATTCTCTTTTTTAAGACTCCTTACAGATTGCTCTACCACATCTATCTTCTGTGTCAGGTCTTTCATTGAGTTTCTGATCTCTCCGACCTGTTCTATGATATTTTGAAATTCTTCAGCCTTCTTGATGTCTCTGGTGGTCTTTTCAGTAAAATACTTCTCTACTTTCTTGTAACAACCATACAGAAATATTGCTGCGCATATGAGTATTACCACCTGCTCGACGGTGATTTCGCCAAACAACTTTAAAAAATATTCCATTGCCTCTTCCTCCAGTCTCCTCTATCTGTTGCGCCGGCGCAAATTTAGGTATAAAAAATAGACCATGACGGTCCAGCTCTGATTTTCATATGATAGCCTCCCGAAATTGTCGAAACACGAATATGTATGTACTGGATTATGCGAATAAAGCACAGTTAACATCTAGCAATTTTCCATACACAGTACCGAAGAAAGGACAATTATATGTCCTGATACAATCTACGTCTTCTGCCGTTGGAGTATTGAGAATCAATAATGGGTATATTGATTTAACTACTGCGTCTCCAGCAAATTGTCAGAACAGTAATTTATATGGCGTAAATGCAAGCGAGAAGTTAAGTATAACCGCCTCTAGTAATTTGAGTTCATACACCATATACTTCATTCCATATTCGGTATAATATCAACTAGAAGAGGTACTGGAAGTATATGTGCTACAAGTAATATTATATGTAGTATAACCACTGGAACCCTTTGTTTTTATACCGAGTATTGGCTTGTTGGTTGAAGTGTTCCAACCCATCCATATACTTACTATTCCTGTAGATGTTACGAGATAACTATTATCTTGATCTATCTTCGTGTTTATCCAATTCCAGAAAAATCAAAGGCAGCCGGCTGTTATTGCATACCAAAAGCTCCGGAGCTATCCCCGGAGTAAATAAATAACTTTATTTACTTACAACTATGCTGCATACTTCTTATAGGCAGACTGCACATTTGTCTGGCTGATATAACAATAAATCTGCGTTGTCTTAAGGTCTGTGTGGCCTAATATAGAAGCTACATCCTGTATATTCATGCCACGATCCAGCAGGTTTGTAGCCAATGTTCTTCTGTATCTGTGGGGATGCGCATTTTCAACACCAGCAGCTTCTCCCAGCCTCTTTATTGCTGCCTCAATTCCTGCTTTTGTGAGCCGTTTACCACCTCGACCGGTAAATAGCGCATCACCGCAATGTCTCCTGTGGCCGATATATTCCTTTAAGTGCATAGCGGCCACAGGAGACAGGTATACGGTTCGTTCCTTGTTACCTTTTCCGAGCACAACGCACTCACCTAAATCAAAATCCACGTCCCATATATCCAGATTCGCCACTTCTGATACCCGGCATCCGGTAGCATATAAAAATTCAACCAATGCCCTGTCCCTCATATTCCTGCAGGCCTGTCGCATTCTCTCCAGTTCAACCGCTGAAAATGGCTTCTTTACTGTCTTGCGGTACTTGATCTGTGACAAAGCCGCACACGGATTACGCCCAATTATCCCCTCCGCTGATAACCATGCGAAAAAACTGCTGTAGCATCGTCGCATACCATCAAGTGTCCTGTTGCTGACATTCCCCTGCTGCCGCCGGTACGACAAATAAAACCGTAGATCATAGGTTTCTATTTCGTATAACGGTTTACATAAAAATCTGAGCAATTTCAGATTTTCATCTGCATATCGTCTTAGCGTGCTATCTGCAATTCCCTCAACACGCTTTGTGGCTATAAATCTTTTCAGTGCTCCTTCCGCGCTATAGTCTGATACAGTCACATCCGTGCAGCGTTCCTGTACCTCGTATTGATTAAGCTGGATCACCAGCACATCCTGCACAGTATTTATCGTTTCGTCCGATATCCGCCCGCGCAATGCAGAAACTACCGCCTGTATGATACTCTCTCGTATATCCATAAAAACACCTCCCAGATCAGTATACAATCCGGAAGGTGCTATGTACTACTCCTGCAGTTCCTTTTCCACCTTACTGCGCCACAGCTTCGGTACATCTCCGAGTTTCCATGGTTCTCCGGTGTTTGGATTTGTTACCGCATTTTTGATCTTATCCACATAAAATTTTACCATGTCCCTACTCTCCTTCCACGATTTCGCTTACCGCTTCGCCAAGGTCAGCAATTGCACCATCCTGTGTCTCCTGCCCATCTTCCAGATCATCCAGACGCTTTTCGATGTCAGATTTCTCTTCCAGCCCGAATACAATTACTACACCGCTCTCCGCCTGTTCAATGTGGCACACTGGGTTTGTCAGTTTCATGTCCGTGTATTCTCCGGATACGTCATCATCCGTCAAAAACTGAATTTCGTCCAGATTGTCTTTGCTGCAGAGTGTATCAACAATTCCACCGATTTCCTCCGAAGCTGCCGGGATCTCGATTCTTCCAAGGCTTGCTCCATCATTAATTTCATAAAACGTTCCATCATTAAATTTAATTTTATCCATTTTTTATTCTCCTTTTTTGAGTTATTGTTGACAGGTTACTTAACTAAACACGAAGATAATTGGGGATGGGTCATACTTGATTACTTCTGACAATATCAAGAATATAAGCATCGGATGGAATTCAAGCGTTAGCAAACCTATGCTTGTAATAACTACAACCACAACGTCTTACAATATTACAAGTGCTTAAAGTTACTCAAATCTGCCGACAAAGACATTTATGGTCTTGTTCATAAATGACGAATCTGTAGCATAAACACATATGCTACCAGAAGATACATATATGCTTAATGTTGGAATGCAAGTATCAATTCTGCTACTGCTAGTACCAACGCGATATCCAATTACGAAAGAATTACTTTGTGTAAATCCTGTAGGCAGGTCAACAGTTTTTATCGCACTGGAAGATGCATTAGTAAGGAAAGTAATCATTTTTACTTCTATTATACTATCTGTAATCTTACCTATATTCGTGTTTAACTCATCAACTGCACTGTTTACTTCATTAACCGCATCCACCACATTCCCATTTGCGCTTGTTCCCAGGCTGGACAATGTGCCGATTTTATCAGACAATGCTTTCCCCTGTCGTGCATCAAGCACATAACTAGATGCTGTGGTTGTAAGATTGTTTGCTACGCTGTAAGTAGCTGCACTACCAAGTTTGTTTTTGATGGCTGCAATAATGTTTGACCATTTCAGTTTTCTCAAGGTTGATGTCCCTGCATTTCCTACCATAAACAGATCGCTGTCCGACATGCTTGTGTTTTCTGTCAGGTCAGTTACTTTTTTGGTTGCAATCGTTTCGCTTGTAGCCATATTTTAAATCACCTTCCTATTCTGTTTCAATTAATGTGCCGTCTGAATCTGCCAATATGTTCCCATCTCCGGAATCCAGAACATATACCTTATTCAAGACTTCGACTGAAATAATACAGCTCGCTCCTGTGTTGACCGGATTAGGGGCCAATGAGGCCCCTGTGATTACAATATTTACATCTGCCATATCAATTCACCCTCAGTTGTAATACGTCAACCCAGTTTTCATCCGCCACCTCATAGATGTACTTGAAAGTATAACGTCCAGTGTTTTTGGGTTCTATCAGCGCATCCAATTCATGTCCATTAATGGTGCATTCTCCGGATGCTTCCAGATTCTTTTCCGAATCATACAATTCCCATTTTGCGGACCGTATCGAAAATGGGATTTCTTCCTCACATACGGGTTTTACCACGCTTCTGATGTGGAATCTTTCCCCTAAATCCACATAAATTGGATCACTCACATATTTTACGCTCAACGGTAAATCCTCCTTCCTGGATTCCTGCAAGTAGCTCTCCTATGCTTATTTCCCCAGTGAACGGATTTGTTGTTACCAATCCACCGTATCCACGGTCAATAATTTTCACCCGAAGATCATGGCCGCATATCGTAAACAGCATTGCACAGGCAAATGACTGATTGCCAGCATCATCCTCTGCATAGAGCTCAACCGCATATTCCCCTTCAATATTGGAGGGGACAGTGATTTCCCATCTGTCCCCTTCCATTCTGGTAAATATGATTTCTGCACCGTTGGCTTTGCCAAATACCCGTGCAACCATGAGCCGCCTCCTAATCTGTGACTTCCACGGAGATAATGAAGGTTTTTCCTGCATCCACCGGATTTGGTGTGATCGTCACTGACTTGATGGTCGGCGCAGTCGTATCAAGCGTTACCGTTCTTGTGACCGTCGTTGATTTGCCCGCGCTGTCGGTTGCCACAATGGTGATCGTATTCGAACCGGTTGCCAGCGTCAGCGCCTTGCTGAAGGAACCATCCGAGCCGACTGTCACGCTTGCTGCAGTTCCACTGTTCAGTTTAACCGTCACTGTAACCGGGCTTGATGTAACGTCATTGGTAGTACCGTTCACCGTAAGCGAAGAATTGTTCGTAACAAGACCATTTGTCGGGCTTGATACAGACAACGTCGGCGGGGTTGTATCGATCTTGAACGTGACGCTCTTCTGTGTTGCTGCATTTCCATCGTAATCCGACGCGTCAAATTTAATGGTATGGGATCCGTCCGAAAGCGCGCTGCTCGGTGTATAGCTGCACTGGTACCCGCCTGTGATCGAAGTCTTTGTGATGGAACTTCCCGTCACCTTGCTGCCTGAATCAACCGTAATTCCGATTGTATCCGGGTTAACGCCGGAATCTGCATCGGTAACCTTCCATGTAATGGTTGGCTTGTTGCTTGTCAGCAGCGCAGATGCCGTCGGTGATGTGATTTCGATTACCGGTGCAACTTTTTCCTTGACTACCAGCTGCAGGCTTGCACCCAGCGTGGAATCCGTGGCATCCTTTGTAGTCGTATTTCCAGCTTCATCCGTGGCCTTTACGGTGACCGGATAATAATGTCCACTTAACGTATAACTGGAAGTTGATGGCGCTGTGATTGTCGCTTCATAGTTACCAGTCGATGAATTAAGTGTTAATGTATAAGTCTGGCCATTTACTATGGCCTGTACTGTCTTTACACTCATTTTTTCTCTCCTTTATTTATTTCTGCATAAAAAATTATCAGGGTCTTGCCCTTATTTTCATATGTCCCTCCTATTCTGTAGATATAACCGTTCCAAGTGTCTCAATTACCTGCTGCATCTGGCCCTCCAGTTCTGTGACTTTTGTTCCTTCTGCGATTCCCTCGCAGGCTGCCGCAGCTTTATTCGCTCGTTCCGTCGCATTATTGGCATTCTCCAAGGCAGTATTGGCAGCTTCAGCAGCGCTACTTGCAGCATTTGCAGCCTTGTTCGCTGCATTGACAGCTTCTGTTACTGCTGTGTCTATTTTCTGCTGCATCGTGTCTGAAAACTCCTGCTGTAGCTCTGCTGTTGCTGCCTGGAGTTCTGTTTCGAAATCTTCGTATGTAACAAATCGTTTTACAGCTCCCGGCTCAAAGCATATGTACACGCTGCGGCCTGTGCTGGTCGCTGGGTCACCAGACAGAACTACCGCCATTTCACCTGGCAGTAATTTATTCGGGTCGAACTGTTCGTATTGTCCCTTTCTGAATTGAAGTGCCATGTTTATTCACCGCCAATCAATTTGTTATCGCAAATATGCTTTTCGATTGCCTGTATATGAGTAAGCAGTTCCTGGTCTGTTACAAGAAATGAAGCTTTCGTATTGCGCTGTTGAAAATTCCCTTCATCATCTACTACCGAATAGGTAAAGGATAACATCTGCCCTTCGGCCACCTGCCTCGTCATAAAACTGGTTAACAATTTATTCATAATACAATTCCTCCATTTCCTGTTCATATGCAGTTACATCTTCATCATAAATCGTATCAATCATTGTATCATCTGCAATACTGTGACCTGTTCCGTATTCATCCAATCTGAGGGTCTCGAACCCTTTCTGTACAGATTTTATTTCCCATGAAAATACAAGTCCAGGCGTTCCTCTGACTATGAAATAGTCTGGTTCTTTTGCATCCACCCATAAATCTCCTTGCCCTTCTTTTTGTAGGAAAACAAAATATTCTATATCTGTCCGTACCGTTTCAGCGAAGATGTCATCTATTTCAACGTAACAGCTGCCATTTTCATTGATCTGTCCAGTTCCAATGTCTCCAAATGTAGGAGTTGTGGTCTCGTAGCAATACTGCAATCGTTCAGAGTAATTGCCTGTTTTAGCAACACGCGACTTTTCTCCAGAAACATACAGATTTCCTTCGATAAATGCGGCTGCCCCATCTATTGGTAGTACGATATCATCAGTTGATCCATCCATTTCATCCGATACGTACAACGAAGAGGCTCCTAAAGTTCCATCAACATTCATTTGTGCCGTTGCACTGATGCAACCATCTTCTATAGAAATTTTGGCGCTGGAACCACCCTCAAGATTAAGCCTTTCCACTCCATACACTGCAATTTCTCTTTTTCCAGTACTATTTAGCGAAAAGATTGATCCATTCTGTACACCAACATTGATTCCGTTAATCACTACGGCTTGTTTTGTCCTATCATAGAAGCATATTCCGCTCGGTGACAAACTTGTTGCTATTTTATCAGAATAATTAAGAAACTCTCCATTTAGGGCACAATTGGCAGCAGTAATCCCGTCTTTGTCCCACTTTCATATCTGTGCTCCAAGTGCATCAAGTATTTTCATTACTCCGTTCTTATTTCCGGTTCCTCCAAGTGTCAGCGTTCCTCCGTATGCCCAGTCGAAGTTAATCCCGATGACGGAAAGCATATTCAGTACAGCATTTCCACTGCTGTCAAAACCAGATTCCCATTTTCCTGCTGCAGTAGTTGCTGCATCTGTCCCCTGGAAATTCTGTGTCACCCAGAAGCCATCAATGCCGGATTTATACACTATCTTGGAATCCGCCAGAAGAGGCTTATTATGTCTGTATACTATGATGCTTCCATCTGCCTGTTTCTGTGTTGTGGCGTAAAAACCCATTGTATTGGCTGCCAGCTGGTTCATCTGCTGTACAGCGGTATCATACACACTCATCGCCTGTTCTGTGGCCTGTTTTGACTTTGCCAGTATTCTTGACTGTGCGCTATACTTTGTATAATTCTTTTCTGTGGGCGTTTCAGCGGTGCACTCCACTTTCTGCGCATTTCCCATTGCAAATGTTGTAT